TGAGACCTTACCAGCGGGACGGCGTGCGCCACCTGCGGAAACACCCGAAGGCCTGCCTGTTCTACGATCCAGGCCTTGGCAAAACGCTCACCAGCCTGCTGGCGTTTGAACTGTTGCGCCGCACCGGCGAGGCGAAGAAGGCGCTGGTGGTGGCACCCCTGCGCGTTGCACAGAGCGTATGGCAGCAGGAGGCGCAGAAGTGGGGGCCTACTACCCATCTGCGCGTAGAGCTAATCCACGGGGCGCGGAAGGCCACTGCGCTGGCCGCTCCTTGCGACATCCACGTCATCAACTACGAAGGACTGCTGTGGCTCACACAGCAGTTCCAGGCGGGCGACAAATGGCCCTGGGGTCTGATCATCTTCGACGAGCTGAGCAAGCTCAAGGCGACCAACACCCGGCGCCATAAGGAACTGCGCAAGGTCATCCACCAGTTCCCCCGGCGCTGGGGGCTGACCGGTACGCCGGCACCCAACAGCCTGCTCGAACTGTTCGGGCAGATGCTGATCATCGATAGCGGCAAGGCGTTGGGCAAGAACCTGTTCCACTTCCAGCAGCAGTACTTCTACAAGCGCTACCCGGCATCCTACGAGTGGCTGCCCAAGCCGACAGCCGAGCGGGATATCGCCGCCAGGCTGTCAGGCACCTGCCACCGCCTGGCGGCCAAGGACCACCTGAACCTGCCGCCGCGCACCAACGTCTACCACGCAGTGGATATTGGCACCCGCTCGCGGGATATCTATATCGACATGGAGCAGACCCTGCTGGCAGACCTGGGCGGCGAGGAGATCATTACGGCAATGTCGGCAGCCGCCCTGTGGGGCAAGCTACAGCAGATCGCCAACGGTTTCATCTACGACGACCAACGGCAGCCGCGCTGGCTCAACACAGCGAAGGCGGAGGTGCTGGAGGACATCATCGAAGAGGCGGCCGGCCAGCCGGTGCTGGTGTTCTACCGGTTCAAGGCCGACCTGGAACTGCTGCAGTCGCGCATCAAGGATCTGATAGTCTACTCGCGCGATGTCGAGGACGCCTGGAACCGTGGCGAGATCCGCGTCATGGCGGCGAACCCGCAGTCCGCCGGCCATGGTCTGAACCTGCAGGCTGGCGGCCATATCATCGTCTGGTACGTGATGGACCCCAGCCTGGAGCGGTACATCCAGGGCAACGGTCGGCTGGACCGGCAGGGACAGAAACTGCCGGTCATTGTCCACCACCTGGTGGCAGCCGGGACGATAGACGACGAGACGGTGGAAGTGCTGGAGAGGCGGGCGACGGTGCAGGAAGCGCTGTTGAGCAGGGTCGGGAAGTTCAAGAGAGCGGTCTAAAAGAAACCCGGCTTTTGCCGGGTTTCTCTTGTCGCGCAAGATCAGGCAACTGCCTTGGCTCTTGGCTTGCGTGCGCGGGGTTTAGGTGCCTCGACCTCCGCGACCGGCTCGACCTTAGCTCTTGGCTTGCGGCCCCTGGGCTTGGGTGCCTCTGCTACAGCCTCGACCTCCGCGACCGGCTCGGGTGCCTTCCTGGCCTTTGGTCCGGGTTTCCTGGGTTCGCGATCCAGCAGCTCACCAGGCTGCCGACGTGGTGCCATGGCCCGCTCGGGCATGGACTGGTCCAGCCCCATCTCCTCGACATTGCGCAGGCCGATCTCCAGCAGCATCTCAACTGCCTGAGATTTGTTCCTGAAGGTACGGACGGCGAATTCGTCGATGCGGTCGCAGATCGAATTCCGCAGGTAGTAAGTAATCGATTTTGCGTCTTTACGCGCTGAACCCATAACTGTATTCTCCCAGCAGTTAATTAGAAAAACGGAGTTTACCATATAATGCTAGAGTCTAGCGTAGAAAAGCGGTGCATGTCTTATGTCAGGAGCAAGGGGGGTATTGGTATCAAACTGTCGCCGATCAACCGCCGTGGCATCCCCGACCGGCTCGTCCTGCTACCTGGTGGGAAGGTGCTGTTCATTGAGTTCAAGCGCCCTGGCGGCAAGCCGCGAGGAAACCAGCAGTACTGGCTTGCCCGCCTGCAGTGCATGGGCTTTACGGCGGAGTGCATGGATAATAGCGACGACTTCGTTAAACTGATAGATAGGGGTATCTGATGAATCACAACTCAAACGGAGTAAAGAGCCGGGGGGATGTTTATGTACGTTGAGCGGTTGGCGGAGAACACATGGAGGGCATCCCAGAGGAGCGGCGACGTCACCCTGTCTGTCACCGCCCCTACCCGTCGCGGCGCCATGCTGACACTGCTGGACATCCTGGCAGTCAGGCGTAAGGAGGCGCGCAGTGTTCAAGCAGTTGTTTGAACAGCTCAGCCCGCCTGAGCGGCGGTGCGGCTTACTCGTCGCCGCGCAGGCGAATGTACGTCAGATGCGCGAAGGGGGCCTGCCGCTGGAAGATGAGGAGTTCTTCCGCACCGCTTATGAGGCTGGCGTCGTCTGCGAGGGAGGTCTGTGTGATGAAAGTAGGTGAAAGCAGATGAAAGTAGGTGAAAGCAGATGAAAGTAGGTGAAATTCTTCGCCAGGCTATAGCGACCGTCGAAAAGCGTGGCGCTGGCTACGACGACCCCGACGGGGAGCGGACCATGGACACTCTCGTGCCCGTGTTCAATAGGATCACTGGCCACGGGCTGACCTGCAAGCAGGGCTATCTGTTCATGGTGCTGCTCAAAGCTGTGCGGTCGCAGCAGGGCATCGACAAACTGGACAACTGGCTGGACATGGCGGCCTATGCGGCGCTTGCAGGCGAATGCCTGGACGACTCTTCAGAGGAAGGCTTTCAGTGATCTCCCATGCCCCGTGGTCAAAGGCACAAATGCTGTTTGTCGCTGCTGTGGTCGCCTTCTTTATCTTCATCGGGCTGGACTTCGCGATTGAAGACGATGATGTGACACCACGCGCAGGCATGACGCCCGCAATCGTTGACCTGCACCGGCGGATGCACCGCGCCCGCGAAGGGTGGTGCGCCGCCTGGGCAGACAAGGGCAAAGTGCAGGAGTGCAAGGACCAGTCCCTGCTGGAGTACCGGGAGATGGTCGAGGATCCGCTCCCGTCCGATTAGCCCGCGCTCCGCCTCAGGAGCGCCAGCAGTATCCCTTCGATGACCTTGATCTCTTTCTTCAGGTTGACCGGCGTCGGCGGCAGCGCGTCCAGCCGCGCATCGTTCTCGCTGACAGTGTAGTTCCATATCAGCTCGTGCAGCGCGTTGTACTGCTCCACCTCATCGTCGCCCTTGCCTGGTGCGTAACTGGTCACGCTGTCACCTCCAGGTTCCACGTCTTTTGCAGGTACGCTATCTCATCAATGTAGATACGGTAGACTCCCACGGTAGTAGGGGTCAGCACCAGGATGCCGTCGGCGACGGGAACCATCACGCCATCCACATCTACCGTGCAGGGCACTGGCAGGTTGGACAGTGTAGCTGACTGACCCAGGGTAATGGATGTGGCACTCATCACGGCCTGAATCGGCTGACGTTCCACCGGCTGGAGTGTGGCCGTATCAATGCGATACTGCCAGCCTGGATACCATCCAGGGACGGTCAGCAGGTCCGCTGTGTCGGGCGGCGGCGCCTGATAGTACAGGGTGCCGGTAATGACACCAGTCGCTCTCGCGGCCACAGTGTAGGCTATCACTTCTTCGCCTCCAGCATAGTTATTGTGAGGGAGCGGATGGCAAAGGTCACCGTGGATGTCCCGCCAGCGGGGCCGACTCCGATCTCAACGCTATAGGTTACCGTGCCCCCGCTATGCCCTTCATCGATGAATATTGTGCCAACGCTACCAGGGGTCAGCGCGGTGGGCGTCGTGGCCGACGAGTAGAGACGGTCTGTTTTTATTGGCACCCCATTCCTGAGGAGTCGTATGTATTTGTTGCCCGTGTATTGAGTGACACCTTCAACGCCGACCTCAACCTGCAGGTTAAAAATAACGGGGATCCCTGCCGCCGATATCTGTACAGGCGCAGAAGTTGCCTCTCTCCACGCCAGCGCGCCGCCTGTCGAGGTGACCGTCAAGAAGTTGCCCTCCGCCCACTGCGAGTATCCGTAGATGGCCTGAGTGACCGCCTGGTCCTTGATGTACAGCGTATCGACCGTGAGCGCATCCATGTAGCCCGGCATCATGCTGGACGTGATACGCGCTGGCGAGTAGCCGATGTACAGATCATCGACGTAGATGGTGCCGCTGGTGGCCTGTGTGTGGACTGCCCCTGGCACAATGGCGAACGAGTTATCACGCGATATGCGGAACGAGCCGTGATACCACTGCCAGGCTGCCGCGCTGATGTTGGCTGCCGTGGCGGTGAAGTAGTCCTGCCCCAGGTACGCCCCGCTCTTGTCGTAGATGTCGCCGCCAACCCGCAGCTGCGGATTGGTCCCGCCAGCAGTACCGCCCTTGATGGCGCGGAAGCTGACGTAGAGGTACTGGTCTTTCGACACCTTGTAGGCTTTCTTGTCGCGAACACCACGATCTGCGTTGCCGCTGCCGATCAGCTCAAAGGCGCGCTGCGTCGCGTCGGCATACAGCTTTACGTACGTTGCCGAACCGACGATGTTGAAATAGCGGTTGAGGTCGGTGTCCCCTGCTGCCGCTGTTTTGTCCAGCGTGCCATCGACCATCATGTTGCCTTTATCGCCTACCGGCTCCGCCAGCTCAGGCTTGTCGGGGATGTCATCCCACAGCGCGCCGTCGGTGGCGATCTTCTGCCAGCCGTCGGTATCGTAGCGGTAGAGCGGCTTGGCCGGGTCGTCCGTGTCATACCACAGGTCGCCGATATTCGGGCTGGGCGGCTGCGAGGGACTGCGGTAGATATTGGTGTTGGTGGCGACTTTCTGCCAGACGCCACCAACGCCTTTCCAGAGGAACCCCGCATCCGTTTCATACCACATGTCGCCGTCGGACGGCGTGCCCGGGTTGGACGCGGAATAATAGATCTTGTTCTGGGTGGCGCCGTTTTCCGGCCGCAGTCCGTTATCGTCGAAGATCTTCGACCAGTTAGCGTTCTTGCCCAGCTCCGCGCCGTCTGACAGGTCCAGCGTGTCGCGAAAGTCATTGCCTACCGGCAGCCACTGCGTGCCGTCGTGCTGCTGCAGTATCGCCGTGTCCGGGTTGTACCACAGATCACCGTTGGCGCCGTCCGGCTCTTCACCACCGCCGCTGCCTTCCAGCAGGTTGATGTCGTCATTGGCTGCCAGCGCGGCGCGGCTGTCGGCGATCTGCTGCGTGGTGAAGGTGCCGTCATAGATCGCACCGTACAGCACCTTGCCGTTGACGCTGTTGCCTTGTGCGTAGCCTTTGCCAAACAGCATCCAGCACTCGCTGGTGTAGTTGGGCACTTCAGTCCCGGTGGACAGCACCGTCGCTGTCATCTCCACGCCATCCTTCCAGACGCGGGCGCGGTTGGCCGGGGTGGCGTTGGTGATGTCCATCACCACATGCCAGACATGCCGTCCGACATTGGCGCCTGCGTTGCCAAAAATAGTGGAGCGGCCCGAGGCGTTGCCCCAGATGATGGCGAGACCTCCTGCGTCGCCGAACGCGACGCTCCACTCGGACTCCAACGAGTAAGGCGGCTTGCACAGGCCGAAGGCAATACCAAAGTCCGGCGGCCCAGTGATGTCGCTGGTGACCAGGATAGCTGAGAACTTGCCCTTGCCGCTCATCGCCGGGCCGAAGGCCGAGCCGGTATCGATGCGCCTGCCGGCGTAGGCCGCGAAGTTATAGCCGCCGAGGAAATCGACGCCATTACCGGCGCCGCCACTGGTCCAGCGCCAGTTGGCCGTGCTCCCACTGAAGGTCAGCGAATCGCCATTGCCCGACGTATCCGCCATGGTAGTGGGCGAGTTGCCGCTCGACGCCTCCGACATCGGGAACTGCACCTGCAGCGACGGCAGGATAGGTGGCGTCCCGCCGCCGCCGCCAGTGGTGTAGAAGATCCGGTTCTGCGTCGCCTTGTCGGCCGGGCGGTTGCCAGACGAGTCGCGGATGTCGTCCCACTCCTGCAACGTGTTGAGCAGTGCGGCGTCGGACGGCTGGTTGCGGAGGTCGCTACCCCATGTCGCACCGTAGGACGAGATGACCTCCCATGCCGCGTTGGACGACTTGTAGCGGCGCAGTAGTTTGTCGGGGTTATCCGCCCCCGTGTCATACCACATGTCCCCGTCCTTGGGGTTGGTCGGCGGATTGTCCTGCTGGTAGGCGAACACGGAGGTTGCCACCAGCTTCCAGGCACCAGCCTCCCACTTGTACATGAGCCCCGTGTCGGAATCCATGAACAGGTCGCCGCTGGTGCCTGTCCCTGGCGGCGTCGATCCGTAGCTGAACGTGTTCTTGGTGGCATCGTTGGCCGGCTTGCCGGTGCCGAAGATTTGCTGCCAGTCTGCGGTCTGCCCCAGCCCCTGCCCATCGGTGAGCTGGGTCGTATCGTAGAACCCGTTGCCGAAGTCGATCCAGGTCGTACCATTGTGCTGGTAGACCACGTCGGCCTTGTAGCCGCCGCCCGCCTGCGTGCAGTACCACAGATCGCCGCTGGATCCTGCAGGCGGCGTCGCCTGCTTGTACATGGCGTTCTTGGTCGCGTTGTCGGTTGGCTTGCCTATGCCCTGGACCTGGTCCCACTCCTGCAGCGAGTTGAGTATGTCGTTGTCGGATGGCCGGTCGCCGATCTCTGCCCACGATGACCGCTCTGTCGCCACACGCTGCCACGCGCTACCGTTCCACCGGTACAGGTCTCCGTTGGTCGAATCGGAGTCATACCACATGTCACCAGTAACGAGGCTGTCGGCAGGATTGCTTGGCGCAGTGGGGCGCGAGAACGTTTTTATGTTGGTTGATATGGCAACCCATGCCCCGCCATACCACTGGTTGAGTCGCCCGCCGACTGAGTCATACCAGTAATCGCCATCTTGCCCGGCCGGCGGCGTGTCTTGAAACCACAGCTTATTGCGCGTGGCATCGATGGGCGGCTTCTGCCCGGTTATGTTGCCGTAGTCGATGGTTCCGCCGATGGTTTCATCATCAGTCAGTATGGTTACCTGATCAGAAAACGTCAGCTCATCGCGGCCCCACACATCGACGCCGACGATGCGTAGATAGTAGGTTGATCCATAGTTGATGCTGCTGTCGATTATGGTGATGTCGTTTGACGTATAGCGCCCTACCAGCGTGCTTTCGTTTGGCGTGAAACCATCGACATCGCTCAGGTACACTTCGCACCAGGCAAAGTCGCCGTCGTCCGGCATATCGAAATACAGATTGAGGTTTGCGCCCCGCTCGTTGTACCCGGCGTTTGGCAGCGCTCCGATCTGCGGGTTTTTCAGCGTGAGAACTGCCGGGTTCTTGGAACGCGTACCCAGCGCATTCTGGAAGTAGCCGTATACCGTGATTTCCCTGGCGCCCTCCTTTGGCAGGGTCAGCCCGCTGTATGTGTCGGCCTCAATCTGGATGAGATCCGCATAGCTCAGGTCGCCAGTGGTGGCGCTCTCCTGCAACGTGTACGTGGCCTTCTTCGCGCCGTTCCAATACACATCGAACGACGGGACAAATCCGCGAGACCCTTGGTCCCATGCGATGCTCATCCGGGTGCCGAGGAACGCATCCCGCGCCCGCAGCCGTGCCATCGGTGGTGGTTCGAGCGTGTAGTTGAGCGTGTTGATGGTCAGCGTCTGCCATGGCCCCTGCAGCAATGCGACGCCGCATACCCTGACCATGTAGTTAGCCATCGCCGGAGGCGTGCCGGTAACGAACACCTCCGTCGTTTTAAATATCCCGTCCCACGTAGCGCCGCCGTCCAGGCTTTGCTGCACCAGGTAATAATCGGCGTGCTTGCCGGTCCACGACAACCGCACCCTCATCGAGTACGGGTCACCATATAGCCCCCACGTCAGATTGCTGACTTGCGGATAGAGCCGCTGCGGGATTTCGATGGGTGAATAGGCTGGCGGGTCTCCTTTGATGTAGACGTTCGGGTTGTCCACCACCGCCTCAATCTGGGCGATGTTGTTCTCTTCCATGGCGACGTTAATGACCTTCACCGTCGCCATGAAGTCCGTTGATTCGCCCACGCAGTAGAGCGGACCGGCGAAGCCCTGGCCGAACTGCGGCACCCATCCGCTGGTGCTGCTGGTGAAGTTGATGGTCTGCGCGTCGGGCACGGTACAGGTGACCGGGCCGAAAGGTGACCCGTCCGGGTTGCGCAGGTAGACGCGCAGGCCTGGCTGCCCCACGAGCGATGACAAGTCCTCGTATACCGTCAGGCTGCCCTGTTGCAGGTTGTGCGACTTCGCCTCCCCGCTGATTGCTGGCGTATCCTGCTCCAGCCCCAGCAGGTAGTGATGTATTCGCAGCGTTTCGCCGAAATGCGGCAGGTATCCCTCCACTCCGGTTTTGAATGTGACCAGCTTGCGCCGCCATTTGGATTCGTTGGCCTGGCGAATGCCGATCTCATAAGCCGCATCGCGTGATGTGACACCGCGCACGAGGATGTCCTTCGGGTTGGTCCCTGCGTTGCCGAACGGGACGCACAGCACCGTTGTCTGCCGGTAGTCCTCTTCCTCATTGTTGTACGTGACCCGTACCGAGTCGTTGTTTGAACTCAGCGTGCCGACCTGCCTGATGCCGAACGAGCCTGCGACAATGTTGCGCATGGTGAACATTGCGCTGGGCACCACCGCGTCGTCGTCAGCCACAGCAGTGAACACACCACCTGGCAGCTCCAGCGGCCGCGCCAGCAGCGGGGCGCAGACCTCATTCATCGCCTGCCACACATCGATTTCAGCATCGAATACGCCGTTGAATACTGAGAGCGGGCGTTGCGCGAGATCGTAGATTCCGGCCAGGTCTATGCGGTCGTCGGACATCCGCGCGCCATAATCCGCGCGGAGAATGTCGGCGAATGCTGCCATCGCGTTGTTCGTCTGCACTGGTGCCGTCCAGCCGCCGCCAGGACTCCAGTCGGGCAGTCGCCGCCGCGCCAGCACGTTGAATTTTGATAGTGCCGCGTTGCCTACTGTCTGGCTTTGCCGGACCCGCAGCGCGATACGTGTGGTGGTGGTGACAGGGGCTTTATCAGCTGAAAAGCCGCGCAGGCCGGTCCAACTGAAGTTGGTGTTATACCTCGTCCTGGTGTCTCTCTGCTCCCTGCGCGCGACGGCAACAGTGTAGTATCCACTGCTCATGCCATAGTCAGACGGGACCAGACGCTTGGTCAGTCGTTGCGGATCCGTGGTCTTTGTCCCGCCCATCGATGCGCTGACCGCATGAGTCGATATTGCACTGCCGTTGCTGTCCGTTTCGGTTATTCGAATGCTGATCAGTGCAAGGTCAGATCGCAGGTCTCCAGATGTGCTGATGTTGTAGACGCCCTGCGGCGCCGCGAAATCGACCTCGAGATACGAAGTCTTCTCACCCTGCGGCGTGGCAGTGTAATCCAGCGTATAGACAAAGGGATCGTCTGGCGGCTCAATGTCGCTCACCTCGGTCGATACAAACACCTCCGACGGGAATAGCTGGCTGGATTCGCCTGGGTGAAGTATCTCTATTTCTTTTTCTTCGAAATTGCTGAGCGGTGTATCTTCATAAAATATGTCGTCAGGATTGATGTCGCAGTATCCCTGCGAAACATCGAATATCTGTATCAACCACTGATCGTTGTTTTCGGCGTACTGCGTATAGCTGCCGGTGATGTCGGGATAGGTGCGCATCGTCCCATACACCACAGGGATAGGTTCCCCCGGTTTACGGCGGTTGCCCCGATAGCTGATGTCGTACGTCGTGGAACCCTTACCGATGCCTTCCGGCGTCTTCGCGGTCAGCGCCAGGTACAGGCTTGCGGCAGACGCCAGGAGTGACAGCCCGACAAACACCGCTACTACCCACCCCGGCAGCGGCATCACGGTAATGATATCTTCCGGCTCTATGACTCGGCCGAACTGTTCCTCCAGCAGCGGCTCACCATTGAGCAATATCAGGGTTGGTGTGGCGCGGATATCAGTGCCGTAGTGGGTAGACTCCAGCCACTGGGCTACTGTTTGCCCAGCCGGGCAATGCTCTACGCTAGTCGGCCGGTGGAGTGGGTTGTCGAACCCTACAACGGTAAAATTTTGCATCAAGTGATCTCTGGTATATTACGCCGTGCGCTTCCGTATGATGCAGTATGCCCCGGCAATAAACGATCCCGGCATGTGACCACTTTCCATAGGTCTGGATCAGCGCCAGATCGCCGTCCTGCGGCTCGTCAACCGGATCAAACAGCTCGCGATTGCGGTGCGCGAGCGGGTCAATATCAATGTCGTGCTGCTCGCGATAGTACCGCGCTACGAAATCCCAGCAACCAGAGAACTGCGCGCCGATATAGTCGAGCGTCACTTGTACAGCTGCGGGTAAGTGTCGGGACTGTAGATCGTGCCGGGGAACTTGAGATTGACCGGCGACACTCGCCCCAGCGTCATGGCGATATCGGTCAGCGATATATCCGTATCCTTGACCTGGAGGTGGTATGGCGTAAAAACGCCGATTACGCTGTCGTTGCTGCTGTCCAGCGCTACCGCCCGCACCGATGCGTCAATGGGCGTTCCGGTTTCGTTGGCGATGTCGATGAGCGCGTTGATGGCGCCGGCTACCCCATCAATCTGAATGCTCATCTCTCCAGCCGGATCGGTGCCGATCTTGGGTTCCTTCACCGCCATCCCTGTCGCGATAAAAACCACAGTCTCGCCGGGATTGGCTGGCGCACCAGCCTCCAGCGTAATGGATATGTCGGCGCGGTGGTTGATCATGCGGACGGGCGATGGCCATGAATCGTGCCGCAGCTCCAGCGCTATCGTATGCACGGTCGTGCTGCCTGCGCGGGCATACGCCTCTTTGATGGCTTGTGACGTACTCACGCGATTATCCTTTCGTCCGTCTCCCACTGCACGGTCGCCTGCCATGTAGTGCGAGGGACCACTACCGCAATCTGCAGCGCCGTGATTCGCGCCCGATGGTTTTTCGCACCGCCGCCCATGTCCAGAGGCACACCATCTATCCAGTCGGCGCCGTCTTTTGAGGCGTCCAGCACTGCGTACAGGTCAGAAACCTGGGACTTGTCGAGCACCATCGATCCCGACCCGCTTATCAGGTAATGCGCGCTCAGTCGGACCCGTCGCTGCGGACCCGACTCCATCGGCGTTACGAGTTGATTCCACTGGTGCGCGGCGCTGTAACCCTGCACCATTATGGCAGGAAGGGTGGCTGGCCATGGCATGGCATCAGTCTCCTATCGGCAATGCTTTGCCGTCGGTGGGGTCGGGCAGCTCAGGCGACGTGACAAACGAGTCGGACGTAACGGGCGTTACATTGCCGGTATCGCGGTATATGCCATACCAGTACGTGGTGCCAGGCGTGAGCCCCGACACGACAAACGAGCGATAGTAGGCGTTTTCCAGGTTCTCATGCCAATCGGCACCAGCGCCGCTGGCGACCAACGACTGATCCGTAGATTGATATTGCCCGCCTTGCCGTACTGCGGCGTAGATTATGCCGGAGGCGCTATCGCCGGATACGCGCAGGATGGCTGACGACTGCCCAACTGCCGTCACCATCTGCACGACTGCCTGGGTGGTGGCGCCGCTATAGGGTATCGCCGTTTTCGCCCTCACCGTAATCCACGCCGCTGGACCATCGCGCCAATACCGACGCCGCTTTGTATCTCGCTCCTGACCCGCTGCGTCGCCAGCGCCACGAACACCTCGATATCATTGCCGCTCTGATTAACCTGCCCTGCTCGCGAGTTGTCCTCGATGATATTGACGTTGATATTGGGCGACAGCTTGTGATTTGGCGTGACGACGCCGTTTGCCGGGAACGTCACCACCTCCGGCCCGCGCTCGCCGACCAGGTAGCTGTTGCCTCCTACCACCGGGCCGCCCATGGCTCTCGTTCCCGCTATTTTGGCAACGTTGGCGGTGGTCATGGCGGCCACCGATGCCGCTACGGCAAATGACCACGGCGGCCCAGGCGGCCCAGCCAGCGCGGCCTGGACGGCCCGGTAACCATCTATAGTGGCCTGTGTGATAGCAGCCGCCTTATGTATCCCGGATGCCCGCCCCTGAGCGCTCTCAGTCAGGATAGCAATGTTGCTGAACGTTTCGCTCATCGCCCCCAGTCGTGCGCGCTGCTCCTCCTCTTCAACAGCGGTCAGTTCCTCTTCACGTTTCCTGGCGTTGCGGA